TATTTGTACTAACAAAATGAAACAACAGATGAAAACTACTAAATACAACTACAGAATTAAAGACGAAAACGGAATGATCAAATTCGTAGGGGTTGAAGCTAGCAAGTTCGGGTTAGGCAGCTGGTTTAACCTAGAGCAAGCTAGAGAGCTAAGAATGGACGGAGATTCTATCTATGAGTTTGATAAGGATGGGAATGAGCTCTGGGAGACTTTATAAAAAAAGTAAAAAAATATTTGGAGGGTTGAAAAATCCTCCTTATATTTGTATCAAACAAAACGAGATGACAGCATCAGTACACACAACAGAGAGAATAGATCAGAGACTAGAAGCTCTTACAAATGTAGACGTGAAGGTAGAGTCTACTACAGCTAATTACACTAAAGTAGGTACTATATCTATATCAGACAGCTTCAAACAACAAGTTAAGAACAAGTTAGAGGCTATCTCAGCTCTTAAGACGAGCTCTAGGAAGTCTTATGCTTTTATGTTAGGTCAGTTGCAAATGAGCTTGACTAAGTTCAATAGCGAAGCTGACAAGCAGTCAAGTAAAGGTAAGCAGTTAGTAGCATCTGTACACAATAGTAGAGGTGAGTCTCAAGGCACTATGTATTACGCTATAGTTAGAGACGGAGTTATCACTACAACTTGCTTAGTAAAGCCATACACATCAGTAGGTAACGGCATAGCTGACAAGCTTAGAGTAGACGCTGTAATAAAAAATATCAGAAAATTTCGTGGATAATTTGGTAGTCTCAAATATATTTCGTATGTTTGTACCAACAAAACGATAAACGTTCTTTAAAATATAAACTAAGCAACCGAAGCCGAAGGAGTGAAATCCAAGGAAATAGTAAAGTGTAAGTCTTAGTATCTTGGGGGATTAGCTCAGCTGGCTAGAGCACTTGATTTGCATTCAAGAGGTCATCGGTTCGACTCCGATATCCTCCACCACAAAAATAGGGCTAAAACGCTCTACGCTCATAGTTTGAGAGATAAGTTCAGGTTAGGTGACAAAGTTCCGAAAGTACACTATCACCTCCAAAACGTACCCCTGACGCTATGAGAAAAGACTGAGACTAATTACATCAGTCAGTAGAGTGAAAAGCTGATGAGCTGAGGGGCTTATCTTCTAATACTAAGGAAACACCCTCAAGCACAAACCTAGCGATGGTAAAAAGCGTGAAAACGTAGAATAGAGTACCTAGGTTGCCTCTAGGAAGTCAGGAAAGTCAGACGAGGCTATAAAATTACTTTTTTCATTTGTTTGTTTTGTTGAATTAGAGCCCTTGTAATAGAGGGCTTTATTCGTTACAGTATATCTAGACCACTGTTTTTAAAGAAACTATTATAATGAGTTGCAATGTAACAGCTGGAAGGCTAGAAGCGTGTAAAGACCAGATCGGTGGTATTAAAGCTATCTATGTAATAAACTCAGGGTCTAACGACTTATCTTACTTTATCAAGGGTCTTAATCAAGGAGACCAGCCTCTAACTCCTAGAAACTCTAGTGGTTCTAACATATCTGGGTCACTAACTGCATTTAAATTTGAGTTGAAAGGTAACAATCTATATGAGACTGAGATAATAAGCTCTAGAGAGAATGGCACTACGTATGAGCAAAAAACATTAAGCATAGAGTTAAAAGGTCTGGAGTATCAACTATTTAACACCATTACTAGCCTATCTAAAGGGCGTTTTGTTGTTGGTGTAGAGCCTAGAAGTCAGAACTACTCTGGAGGTGATATAGTGTACCTTATGGGTACTGGACACTATGCTGGAGAAACTCAAAAGGCTAAAATAGGCTTAAGATATGCGGAGGTAACAAACGTGGATGTGACTACTGGAGCGTCTATGGGTGACTTCACTGGAGCTAAAGTGACTATCGTAGCTAACGACGACTGTGGCTCTGATGAGTCTGGACACGCCTTCACTCTTATAAACAATCTAAACATAGTTTAATGATAGCACAAATCCCACTTAACGGAGCTGGAATCACTCTAGATCAGTATCAGAAGTATACAATGATAGCTGATGATGAAGATAAGGACTTTGTAGGGCATAAAATGCTAAACATATTTCTAGACATACCTATGAGTGAAGTCAGGTCTATACCTCAGTCTCAGGCTGACGAACTCATAAAAGACATAGTCGATGCTATGGACGAGATGCCTCCGCTAGAATATACCTTTGAATTCAACAATACTACTTACGGATTTATTCCTGACCTAGAAGAGTTGACTCTAGGAGAGTATATAGACTTAGAGGAGTACTTAACTAAGCCGTCAGAGTGGCATAAGGCCGCTGCTGTTCTATTCAGACCAGTTAAAGATAAGGTAGGTAATATGTACAATATAGAGCCCTACAGGGGTTCTAAAGGAGATCACGAGATTATGAAGTCCCTACCAGCTAGTCAGTTTGTAAATGCAACGCTTTTTTTTTACCGTTTAAGCAGTCACTTGTTAGTACATTCAGCTATCTATTTGGAGAAGTTAAGCAAAAAGATGAAACAAGAGAACTCACTGACTTCTCTCTTGAAGGACAGTTTGGCCAAAGGTGGGGGTGGTTCGGATCACTACACTCGCTTAGTGGAGGAGATGCAACGAAATTTAGAGAAAGCACTAAAATAAACATATACGATGCCTTGACGTGGTTATCGTTCGAGAAAGACAAACAAGATACTGAGAATAAAATTTCAAAAAGGAGGAAGTAATGAAATCACTATTAAACTTAACAAACGCTATTAAGACTGAGCTAACTAACAACAAGCTTATTAACTCAGTTACATTTGGAAACATTGACGAGGTTGAGTTATTGAAACAGGACATCTATCCTTTAGCTCACGTTGGCATCTCCACTGGCTCAATATCTGACGCTACTAGCGAGATAGAGGTCTCTATATTATTTCTAGACATAGTTGACGTATCTAACGACAATGAGGAGGACTTCAATGACTCCGAGATATATAAGCTTAATAATATGCTAGCAGCTGCCACTAAGACCACTCAAGAGCTTAAGAGAGGTAACCTATATGAGCAAGGCTATCAAGTTGAGGAGGACGCTGACGTAGAGTTTTTCTCTGACAGGTTCGAGGACAAGTTGGCTGGAGTAGGATTGGACTTAAACATAACCATACAAAACAGCGTAGACTTGTGCTAAAAATTACTTCTACATATCCTAGAGCCACGAAGGTACTGGAGGTCTACAAGAAATATGTAGTATCTCAGGCTAAGAGAAACCTTAAGTCTAAGGGTGATCTACATAGCTCTATAAAGGGGTACGTTACAAAGAAGTTTAATAGGTCAGTTTCTGCTAAATTCTTAGGAGGTTCGTCTATGCCTTCTGTTAGGTTCGAGCTTAATGACTATGGAGTATTTCAAGATCAAGGTGTTAAGGGTACTAGTCCAGTTGACAATAGACACGCAGCTAAGACTGGTAACTCTATATTCGGTAGACAGGGGCGTTTTAGAAAGTCTAAAAAAGCTCTACCTATCAAAGCTATTAAAGGCTGGGCTGAGAAGCGAGGGCTTAATCCTTACGCTGTAGCCAGATCAGTACATAAAAAAGGTATCACTAAAACTCTATTTTTCAGTAAACCCTTTATGCGTAGATATCAACCTATGCTAAAACAATATCACGAAGCTATCTCTATGGATATAGCTCACAACATAGGAAACCAAATAGTAAAACAATTAAAGAAAAAGAAATGAGTTTAATATACACACGCTCTCCGTTTTTTATCCAATCAACAAGTGGCTCTACAGCTACCGTGTCTCTATACGTATGGAACGGTAACTCTAGTGACGTACCTAGTACATCTCAGTACTCGTTATCTAAATCTCACAACAGTGACGGTAAAGCTACATTTGAAGTATCTGAACTCATTAGAGACTATGTAGATCAATCATTCAGTGGAGACTACGTTACAGAGGCTGTATGGGTTTATATCTCTATGGCAGACGGAGCTGGAACTGGTGTAAGTGGTAAGTACCTAGCTACAGATGGTTATATAGATGAGGACTTTGTACAATACTGGAGCAAGTCAGATAATAACCTCAAGTCAGACGAAGTGTTAATGTCTAACGACTTTATCTCAGTTCCTGAGGACACTACAGCAGTTATTCCTACAAAAGACGCTGATATGGCTGTATTTTACAAGGACGGAGAGGTCAAGTTTATCTCCGAGCTAGCTGACAAAAACTTATTTGATAATAGCACCGACTTCTCTCAGTCATATTGGACTAAGTATGACACCTCAATAGATTCAAATAAAGTTAAAGCTCCAATAACTAACGACTACGCAGACCTTCTAAAGGAAGATACTGGAACTAGCACACACCAGCTAGGTAGGGTGTTTAGCTTTACGTCGGGGAATATATACTCCGTTTCTGTTTTCGTTAAGGGTAATGGCAGAAACTTCGAGATAAGAGCTGGAAACACAAACACCTGGAGGGGTCAAGCTGTGTTCAATACTGGAACTGGAAGCGTAATAAGTACCACTTACGGCTCAGCTAAGGTGGAGTCATACGGTGGCGGATGGTTCAGATGTATACTTTCAGGGGAAGCTCTAGCCACTTCGTCTACTAACATAAACTTAGGACTGATAAGTGGAACTTCCACCACATATTATACTGGTAACGGTTCTAGCGGTGTATATATTTGGGGTGCTCAGGCTGAGGTGGGAGCTTACGCATCTCCGTACGATGACTCAGACAACAATTCATCTGGAGCTATAAACTACGCCACATCTGCTGGACAGTCTGCCTCTACATTCTACGCTAGAGTGATGAAGGACGGAGGTACTATTATAGACGAGAACTGCTCTGATGACATTATGGAGTACGTTTCTGAGCTAGACATAGACGAGGCTCACATCATTAAGTCTGACGGCAAAGTAGAGGTTATCTCTGTTGAGACGTTACCGTGTAATAAGTATGAGAATGTAAGGTTAACTTTCGTTAACAAATTTGGAGCTCTACAAGATATCCACTTCTCAGCTAAGACTACTGAGTCTATGTCAGCCAAAGGGAGTAGCTACAATAGTATCAACTTTGACTATGATAACCTATCTAACAACTATGGCAGTCATTCTGTCAGGGATTTTAATAAGAACGCGACAGTTCGTCATACTTTGAATACCGACTACCTTCACGAGAGCTATTCTGAGGTCTTTAGACAGCTTGTCGTATCTGAGGAGGTATGGATGGAGCACAAAGGTAATGTTAGGCCAGTAAATGTAACTACAAACAGCTTACAAAAGAAAACACACGCCAATAACGGTCTAGTACAGTTCACAGTATCAGTAAAAGAATCACATTCACTCATTAATAACATAAGGTAATGAAGTACCCTCTAGAGATATATATAAACGGAGTAGAAGTAGACCAGTTCAGTGATGAGAGTGTCACTATAAAAAAGTCAGTCAAGTCTTTTAAGGACGTTAAGAAGCTCTTTACTGAGTTCTCTAAAACTTTTAGTATACCTACATCAAAAAAGAATAATAAGCTATTTAAGCACGTCTATAGGGTTGATACTACTGCTGTAGACTCTAGGGTATTGATACCAGCTACACTCAAGCTAAACGGAGTTGACTTCAAGAGCGGAAACGTATCTGTAGAGGGTACTCAGTTCAAAGACGGTAAACCATACGCTTACAAGGTTCGCTTCTACGGTAAGTTAACTGAATTAAACAAGCTTATAGGTCAAGACGAGCTAACTGACTTAGATTTCAGCTCTCTAGATATAGATAACCCTAACTTCTCGTCACTATTCAGCGACAGGACATCAACAAGCCCAGTTAAGTTTCCTTTAGTTTGTAGGAGCGGTAGGTATATAGCTCACTCTGGAGACTTCGACTTCGCATCTACAGAGGGGTTGACGAATACTAAAAACATAAGATACTCTAGTACGTTTAGGTCTCCCGACCACTACGGTCTAGTAGACAATGATCTTATAGGGGCTCTTAGGGTTAAGAATATACTAGATGCAATAGAGTCAAAGTACGGTCTTACTATATCTGGAGCTATGAGAGCTAACTATGTAGAGGACCTACACCTTATACTGCAAAAAACAGATCAGACTACAATAGAGGGAGCTTCCGCTAAGACTGACTACAATATACACAACCTATCTGGCTCTGTAAACCCAGAGAGCACTCTTACTAGTACGTCTATATCTATTGACTTACCAGATGACGAGGCTTTTATTAGTTATGAATCAAAGATAAGACTTAAGCTAGTTACTACAGCGTCAAATTTTGACGGAGAACTACTGGTTAACGGAGGTGTAGCTAGAACGGTAAACATATCCAATACGTACAGCACATACTTTGGTGTGAGTAGGGGTGACGTGGTTACATTCAGAGTGTCTACAGCAGAGACGGCTACCTTTACGTTAACATCAAACCTTGTTGTAGTAGAGACAGAGGTAGACCCTTCTAGCGGTGAAACTTCTGTTAGTGAGGACACTTATACTATATCTGGCAGTGTTGGAACTGTTTCTGGTGGAACTGGAGCTTATAACATCACTCCTAACCTACCAGAGATGAAAGTTTCTGACTTTCTAGGAGATATGTTCAAGAGATTTAATATAGTGGCTCAAGTTACTGACGACTTGACTATAAACACCTATCACTACGATTACTACATCAATCAAGGTAATGAGCACAATGTGTCTCAGTATGTAGATATATCAGACTACAATATCAATAGACCTAACTACTACTCTGGGGTTAAGTTCACTGGAGCTGAGAAAAAGACTATACTAGAGCACGGATTCTCTAAAGTTAACGCTAGAAAGTTTGGAGAACTTAAGTACTTACCTCAGTCAGAAGGTAATGTTATAGACGGAAGTGTTTACTCCGTAGACATAAAATCTCACCTTATGCCAGTTGAGAACCTAACAGATCTTAACGACGCTAGCCTCTCTGATCTTAATGTAATAACTCTAACTGACAAGGATGGAACTGAGCAAGTGTGCAAGCCTGTATTCACATACTTAGATAGAGCTGGATTCTCTGACCCTGTAGCTTATGATATTGGAACTTCGGTAACTTCTAAGGTTAATTACTGGATGCCTAGTGTGATATATACAGAGAACATTATTAGCTCCAATCTGGGTATTGTAGGTGGATATTTTGGCTCTGAATTCAACGAGTCTGGAGAGGATACTTACTCTAATCTGGGTTTATTTAATTTACTATGGAAAAACACGATATCTCTCACGTTTGACGAGAATAAGCGTAGAGCTTCTTACATAGCATACCTCCCCTTAAGACTGGTAAAAGATATAGAGCCTAATGACACGTTAATTATACATAACTCTAGACACCTTATAGAGTCTATAGAGACTAATTATCTTACAGGAGAAAGTAGACTTGAATTGATATTAATAACTGAGGAAGATAAGAGTCTATTTGATTCTACTACTGTAGTTAACTCTACTGGTAGTACTGATAGATTTGTTATACTACAACCATCTACTGGCATATTAGATAACGTATCTATATCTAACGGAGGCTCAGATACTTCTGTAGGTGGGTTGTTAGCTCAGATAAATTAATATGTATTTTGCTAGCCCTCTACCTCAGTAAATTTAAAAGAAAATTTTGTCTCACTCGTAGAGTGTTTACGTAGTATCTGCTAGCTAGCTGGAGAAATTTACAAAGATTCACAGGCTATCGTAAAAGCGACAGTTACCTGTTCCAACTAACGTCCATCTTTATTAGGGTTTAGAAGTTTAGGAGGGGGTCTCCATATTAAAAACAGTTTTTAGTATGTTTTGTTTTTACACCTCTGTTGTTTTTAAATAAACGGTAATGCTAAAGACTATCCAACTCCTACTATCACTCCCTATAAAGTATAATGAGGACGTACGCAGAGCTAAAGGTTACTACAAACTCCCAGAGAATACAAAAGACTTAAAAAAACTTATAAAAGTTCGCTGGAATGGCTAAAAAAGTTACTAAAAACGTACATATTAACGTTACTTCTAACGTAAAAGGAATTACTGGTAAAGCTGGAGCTGGAGCTGACAAGCTAAAAGGTAAACTAGACGGAGCTAAAGGTTCTGCTGGTAAGTTAGGTGGAGCTATGAAGGGCTTAGGAGCTCGTTTCCTTGCATTTGCTAAACATCCAGCGACTCTAGTAGCTGCTGCTGTAGCTGGTATAGTTACTGGTCTTAAGGCTGCTCTCAATGTAGCTGAAGGCTTCTCTAAGTCTATGAGTAGGCTATCTGCTATCTCTGGAGCTACTGGTGATGACTTAAACAAACTAAAGGAGAACGCTGAGAACTTAGGTAAGTCCACTCAGTTTACTGCTGCTCAGGTTGCAGACGCTCAGACAGAGCTCGCAAAGATGGGCTTTACTACCACTGGCATATTGAACGCTACTTCTGGAGCACTTGACTTAGCCGTCTCATCTGGAATCGAGATGGCTGACGCTGCTGAGATTATGGCAGCAACTATGAACGGTTTTGGAATGGAAACCTCTGAGGCTGGTAGAATTACTGACGTGATGGCTAAGTCATTCGTAACCAGTGCCTTAGATGCTGAGAAGTTTAGAGAATCTATGAAATTAGTAGCTCCAGCTGCTAAGAATATGAAGGTTAGCTTAGAGCAGTCTACCGCTGCTATAGCTGTACTCGCTGACCAAGGTATTGCTGGCTCTATGGCTGGAACGTCACTTAGAAGGGTTCTAGCTGAATTATCTGCTAAGACTGGTAAGGACTTCCGACAGTCTCTAGATATTTATGCAGAGAGGCTAGAAAACGTCACCAGCACGTCTGGAAAAATGGCTATAGCTACTGAGGCTGTAGGTATGAGGAATAAAGACGTATTACTCTCTCTTATTGCAAACAGAGATAAGTTAGACGAGTTAACTGTGTCTTATCAGAACGCTGGAGGTGCTGCTAAGGGAATGGTTACGACTATGGAGGAGAACCTCTCTGGTGATAAAAAGAAGATGCGATCTGCACTTGAGGGGCTAGGAATTACCATATCGGAAACACTAGGACTGGAGAAAGCTATGAGGTTCGTTACTCAAAAGTTCACTGGCTTTGTTGGCTCTATAGACAAATTCTTTGGCACTATGGGTCTAAAGTCTGAAAAGACTGGTATAGCCTTCAATAAGTTTGGCCTTAACATACAAGAGGGGATTTTAGAGATGCGTTTGGCATTCATAAAGCTGCAGAGAAAAATAGCCGACATTCCTTTAATTGGTAGGGTTATAGATAAGAAAAACTTAGATGAATCGGAAAAAAGTATTCAGGAAAGTCTAGACAAGATAACTAGCAAATATGAAGCTTACGGTAAGAGGCGTGAGGACATCCAGACCGAGATCGATAACTATGGTGTTACTACAGATGTAACTTCAGAAGGAGACACCGCACCGTCAACTACAGCACTCCCTACAGATGAATTTGTAGAAGGTGAAGCCGAAGGAGACGGAGAGAGCTCTAAGCTAGCGGACAGGATGAGATACCTAGAAAAGCTTAAAAAAGCAGAGCAAGATTTTGAAGACGAGACTCACCTCGCTAAAATGGAAAGAGCTAGAGCTAGAGCCGTTGAGGAGGCTGATTTACTAGGTGCTAGTGAGGAACAGATGCAAACTATCAGGGACAGCTTTCAGGCTCGAATAGACGCTGCTAGACAAAAAGACGTAGATGACCATCACAAAGCAAATCAAGAGAAGATTAACAAAGAGTTAGAGAACTTAGATTTAATGGCTAGAATCTTTGGAGAGGAAAGTAAGTTAGGTAAATTAGCCCTTATCGCTAAGGCTCAGATGAGCAAGATAGAGATGAAGATAGACGGAGAGGTAACTATGAGTAAGATGCTTAAAGCTACCGCTGAGGCTGGAGTCGACTACTTCAAAGGTATTGGTAAAGCTGCATCTGCTGCTCCATTCCCTTTGAACGTACCCCTAGTTGCTGGACATATAGCTACAGCACTCCCTCTGTTTATGCAGTTGAAATCTGTATTCAAAAAGAATAAAGCTACAGCTGGCCTCAGTGGAGCTAGCGAGATACAAACTCCTTCCGCTAGTCTAAGTGGAGGTGGTAACACTGTGACAGCTCCTGAGTTCAATGTAGTAGGTCAAGCTTCTGCTGGGGAGAATATGATTGCAGACACTATCGCTAGTGCAAATCAGAAGCCTATAAGAACCTATGTAGTATCTACAGATGTATCTAACTCTCAAGAGCTTGAAAGAAAAGCTGAGGGTACAGCATCACTAGGTTAAAAAATTGTTTTTAAATAAAGGGATATGAAGTTATACGAGCTACTTATTGACGAACTAGAAGAAACTATGGGAGTTGAGGCTATCTCTATCGTGGAGAACCCAGCTATCCAGTCTGATTTCGTAGCTCTAGCTGAGAACCAGCAAGTCACCTTATCTGAGGTTGACGGAGACAAGCGTCTACTTATGGGTGCTGCCTTAATCCCTGACAAGCCTATCTACAGAAATATGAATGGAGAGGAATTTTACATCTTCTTTAGCAAGGACACTGTAAGAAAAGCTGCTGAGTTATTCTATAAGAACTCAAATCACCAAAATGCTACGTTAGAGCACAAAGACAAATTGAACGGAATGACCGTGTACGAATCTTGGATTGTAGAGGACACTCAATTCGATAAGAGCAGAAAATATGGTCTTAACGTGCCAGTAGGAACTTGGATGGTTACAATGAAAGTAGACGATGAGGAAGTATGGCAAAACTACGTCAAGGATGACAAGGTTTTCGGTTTTTCTATAGAGGGTCAGTTTGCTAACGCTCTTAGACGTGAGGTAGAGACTCCACTTCCTGAGATGCTATCAGACCAGAAGCTAGATAGTCTACTAGTTGAGCTTAGAGATATTGTGTCTGAGCACTACGAAAAAAAAAAGACTGAACTAAAAACTTATAACGACTATCCTCAGTCGGCTGTCAATAACGCTAAGAAGGTTCTAGCGTGGAGAGAGAAGTATGGAGATGAAGTTACAGGAATGACTAGAGTGGGTTGGACTAGAGCCTCTCAGTTGGCACGCAGAGCTAATCTAAGTCGCTCAACAATTGCTAGGATGGCCAGCTTTAAGCGTCACCAAAAGAACGCTGCTATAGACCCCAAATATAAATCGACCCCTTGGAAAGATAAAGGATATGTAGCTTGGCTCGGATGGGGTGGAGCTTCTGGTGTTAACTGGGCTATCCGCAAACTAGAATCAATCGATAAAAAGAAATAATAATGCCAATAACTAGAACAGTAACTGGGAGTAATGACGGCTCTCCGTTATTCGATGACCAGTCACAAGGTACGCTAGTGAATAATAACTCTAGCTCTACTGTAAAAAGAAAAGGAGAGGACTCTCTAATTAACAAAGGTAAGTCTGGGTACTCGCACACTGGAGCCTTTGCTGACAAACCTACAGATAATAACTTCGTTTGGGAAGCTGGAGCTGGTATTAACTACACTAATCAAGATGTAAATGACGAGCTATACAAGGTTATGAGCTTGTCTAGAGGTGTTCACGAAGCTGTAGACAACCCTTACTGGTCTACTCCACAACCTACTAATGAGCTAGGTATAGGTCTATTTAGAGGTGCTAACTTACCTGAGGGAGTCGACTCTCTAGTTGACTACGATTTTGTTTATAATGACAACTATGACGAGAACGGTTCTACTGGATTTGAAGGTTCTACTGGGCGTATAGACCTGTCTGACTGTGTTTATGGAGACCAGCTTAGAGTTCGTTTTGACTTTAACGTCATTCCTCAGATTGCTAACACCACTGTAGAGCCAGCACTATGGTATTCTAACAGAAACGACTCTGACGAAATTACTTTCACATTCCCATTAACTACGACTCCTATATTCTACGGAGGTGGAACTGTGGGTAAAACATATCTAAACCGAGTTGACATCTCAGCTTGGATAACATCTAATGAAGACGTAAACGCTTTGACGTTGCCAGCTATCAAGGCTGACAACCCAGTAATCATTCAGCCACTAGGCTTATTAATAACTATTTTAAGATAAAAAAAATGGCAATAAGAGTAGAAAGAAACGAACAAGGAAACTGTGTTAACTTTCACGGTTCGTCTAACCCAACTTACTGGAACGCTTGTTTAACAGCTTCTGTAGATGAGACTTTAACTGACACTATTAACGTAGTTAACGACATTATTACGGCTCAGACTGGAGTCACTGAATATGAGTTTTTCCAGATTCCTTACACTGAATTTACAAGAGCAGATAACTCAGACTTCTCTAATGCTCAAGAGGCTGCTGACTATATTACAGCGTCCGCTAGAGTTGTAGGTATAGCTCCAGAGTCTACTGGTAATGACTTAACTGGAGTTACCGTTTGCTTTAAGTTGGATGATACGTCTACGTCTATCATCTTAGATAACGGATACTCATTCGGAGTAAACACTATTAAAGCAGTTGCTGAGGGTGGCCTTATAGATATTAAGTCTATAGCTGGAGATAGAACTTTATTCTCTCAACTAGACCCCTCTAACACCTGTGTAAATGACGTAGCTGTCTCAGGAGGTCTTAATGACGTTATCAATACATTAAACGAACTGTTTACTGTAGGAGCTTTTGAATCTATAGTTATCTCTGACCCTTATAGCACTATGATTGCAGACGTAGGCGGTGTGGCTGCTGGTCATACGCTAGTAGGTTCTACTGCTGTTGACCCTATAGGTGATGACATCTTCACTAACTCTAGCTCAGGCAACTACGCTGGACTTTTATCTAACGAAACAATTAACCAAGCTGGGGAGTACTTTACTTTTGACATCAGGGGTGAAGGGCAAATAGGATTCGGACTTGTACATACACAAGCCTCTTACGATGCTGGACACTTCTCTGGCAACACTAACTACGCTAACCCTTCTAGCTTTGCTGTGACTAACTCAGCTCACTACGGATTCCAGTTCTCACACTGGTTTCACCCAACTCCTAACGGCTCTTGGACTAACTACGGAGCAAACACTTCTTACTCTATGAGAGAACACTGGAGCTCAAACTGGGATAAAAAGCAAGACTGGCTAGACGGTGAGAATGTTAAGGTAAGAGTAGGTTTAGACACTAATGGTTTTATCTCTATAGAGACTCTTAACGATGACGGAACTTGGGGTGTTCACGCTAGAACATCTTATCCAGCGTCTCAAGGTGCGGAGTTTAGGTTAGGTGTGAAGTCTGCTAACTCATCTACTAGAGTGTCTAGCTCTCCTAAAGCACACCTACTAGAAGAAGAAGCTCCTACTATGTACTTCCGCTACATAGAGTCTCCTGACGGTAACTTCGAATATCCTTTATTCGCTACTGAATCTGAGGCTAATTATTACGACGAACAAAACGGTGGAGCTGGAACATCGCATACCCACACTTACTCAGATGACCCTACCAATACCACTTGGTATATGCCAGACACTAACGGAGTGATGAATGGAACTTCTGCTCCAGCTACTGACCTAACACTAGGGCAGGCTGCCACATATACAGAGATTACTTCTTTAACTAATGCGGATTTAACTCCAGCTCAGTTCTCTCAAACTAACATAACTCAAGAGGAAGGTACAAATATCAACCTACCTATCTCTCCAGTAGACGTAACTTACAGCACTTCTGTGAGTATATCTCCAGCTGGAAGTGGCTTAGTGTACAATACTAGCACTCAAGTGCTGCAGGGTACTCTTACTGACGTTGGAGCTGACACTACCTACACAGTTACAGTAACAAGAGCTAACGCTTACGGCTCATCTGTAGGTACTTTCACTATAACTGCAACTGACGTAGCTCCTGTTCAAACTAATGATACACCCTGGACTAAGGCCTTAGATTTTAGCGGCAGTAATGAACACTTAAAACAAGTGGCTAATTACTACACAGTAAGCCCTTTGCATATGAATGGCTATGCTACGAACATTGCTGCACCTAGTACGGCAGGCTACACCGCTAATGGTGGTAGTGTTAGACCTTGGGCTACTGCTGTAGTATTCAATATAGACAATGTTTCGGCAAACCAACACATTTGGAATAGTGGAGAGGGTGCTGGCACAGGAGATGACAATATCTATTTAAGACTCAACTCTAGTAAGCAACTGTTCTTCGGTTGGGGGCGTGAAGGAAGTGGGTACAACGAATGTAGGATTCACCCAACAGCGGCTGCACCTAGCGGATACCTTGGACATAATGCTTGGTACGGTGTCTATATAGCTAACAATGGAACTAGACAAAGCAGCACAAACGCTACAGCAGCGACCCTCGCAGCAATGTTTGACATCAGAATTATGAATAGTGCAGGTAACAACTGGACTATTGGTTCTAACCTATCGGTAGCGTCCGCTTGGACTTCGACGGGAGCAAGAATGGACAGAAGTGTTACAGGAGATTTAACTATAGGTGGTAGAGGTTCTAATAGAAGCTTCCAAGGTCAAGTAGCTTCTATGGTAGTAACTACATTGAGAGTTAATCAGCCTATGCCTACTGATGCTGAAATTGATTTAATGATTACCGACCCTAAAAAGTGGTTAGATGATTACAAAATTGGAGAACTATTTAGGCCTAATTACACGTCAGGAGACTTCGCAAACTTTGCTATTGGCACTGAAGGCTGCTATCGTGCTACTCAAGTTTGGCTAATGGGAGACGGCACTTATGACTCTTATGCTAACGGTATTCGAAATCAAGTTGGCCCTGAAGACCAAAACAACACTAAGCTACAATTGAATAGTATGGTGTCTAACGACATCCAAACTGTCAACATTAACGGATTAACATAATGATTATTAAAGCTAAATACCCAGCTCTCTATAGACCTTATATGCAAGACGTACATCAAGGTTATGGAGGGCTTAGTGGAGGACAGAATACGTCATCCGTATCGTCTACGATAACTGACAGAAGTATTGAGAACGACAACGAGTCAGACTGGGCATAATCTCAGCTCTGACACTTTGTCTTTAATAATATGACAATTTGTCAATGTTATGCGTGCATAGTTTTTTAAAATTCGCAAAAAACTTGTTTTTAAATAAAGTGTTAAACCCTTTAAAATTTAATATATGCCGAGTGCAAAAGAAACCCTAGATAAGATAGCACAAGCGATAGGAATCGCTACTGCTGACAAAGTTGAAGCTGTTGAGGAAACAGTTGAAACTCCTGAGGTTGAAGCTACTGAGGAAGTAGTTGAAACTGCTGACAATACGACAGAGGAAGTAACTGAGGAAGTTGCTGAGACTGAAGAAAATAAGGAGGTAGCTGACGAGGTTGTAGAGACTGAGGAAGTGACAGAGGAAGTTGAGAAAACTGACGAAGCTCCTGACGATAGTAGAGTTAAAGAACTTGAGAGTCAGATTAACGAACTCAAAAAGATTATACAAGACTCACTATCTAACGAAACAGAGGAAAAGGTGGAGACTCCTGAGATTCCAGTTGACGACAAAGGACTAACTCACAGCCCAGAAGCTGAGGTTAAGACAAGAGGTAAAAAACTAGGAAACAAAGGCGGAGATATCTTATCCAATGTGTTTAAATACATAAATGACTAATTTTTTTATTAACAAGCTAAAATAATAATAATGGCTACTACTACATCTATTACTACTACTTACGCTGGTGAAAAAGCTGCTGGGTTTATCTCTGCTGCTCTTTTGAGTGCTCCTACTTTGGATAAAGGTGGAATCACTGTTAAGCCTAACGTAAAATTTAAGCAAGTAATGCAAAAACTAGCTGTCGGTGACGTTATCGCTGACGCTTCTTGTGACTTTACTGCTACATCTTCTGTTACTTTAACTGAGCGTTACCTTCAGCCTGAAGATTTTCAAGTTAACTTGGAACTTTGTAAGAAGGATTTCGAATCGGACTGGCTGAGCATCGAACAGGGCTTTTCATCTTTCGATGAGCTTCCTAAGTCTTTCGCTGAGTATCTTATCGGTCACGTTGCTGCTAAAGTTGCTGCTAAGACTGAGACTAACATCTGGAACGGTGCTAACGCTAACGCTGGAGAATTTGACGGTATCGTCGCTCTAGCTGGTGCTGACTCTGACGTTATCGACGTTACTCACACTGGTGCTACTGACGCTTCTAACATTATCGCTCGCTTAGGTGACGTTATCGATGCAGTTCCTTCTACTATCTACGGAAACGAAGGTCTAGCTATCTATATCTCACAAGCTGACGCTCGCTCTTACGTTCGTGCACAAGCTGCTCTAGGTTATAAAGACCTTTATCACGTTGGGCAGACTGCAATGGACTTTGAAGGCGTTAAGCTTTTCGTTGCTAACGGTCTTAACTCTGGTCAAATGATTGCCGCTGAGAAGGACAATATGTTTTTCGGAACTGGCCTTCAGTCAGATATGAATGAGGTTAAGCTTATCGACTTAGCAGATATCGACGGAAGTCAGAATGTCCGTGTCGTAATGCGTTTTTCAGCTGGCGTTAACTACGCTATCGGTTCTGAAATCGTTTTAGCACAAGCTAGCTAATAAGCTAATATATTAGGGAGTGGTTAACTCTGCTCCCTTATTTTTTTAATTTTTAAAACTGTAAAAATGAGTTGTAATATTTCACTAGGTAGATTAGAAGGATGTAAGGACGCTGTCGGTGGTCTTAATGCTATCTATTTTATCAATTTTGACGATGCTACTTTTGCTGTTGATGACACTACTGGTCTAGCAACTGTAACTGAGACTACTCCTAACGCTTATAAGTACGACTTGCGTGGGACATCTACATTTGAGCAGTCTTTAACTTCTAGCCGTGAGAACGGGACTACTTTCGTAGAGCAAACTTTAACTGTTAGCTTAAAGAAACAAGATTCCACCACTCACAAAGAGGTTAAGTTATTGGCTTACGGTCGACCAAAAGTATTGGTTGAGGATAACAATGGTAATGTTTTTGTAATGGGTCACGAGTACGGCTCTGAGATGAATGCTACTGCGTCCTCTGGTGCTGCTATGGGTGATAAGTCTGGCTACGAATTAACTTTCGTTGCTACTGAGAAGATTCTCGCACCTTTCACTACTGAGACCTTATCTTCTACATATAGTATAACTGTAGGAAGCTAATAAGACTACTCTTATAAGTAACAAAGAGCTCTACTTCGGTAGGGCTTTTTTTATGTTTAATTTCCAACAAAACAAACAGTTATCTAAATTGTTTTTAAATAAAGGACAGAATGTTATATTTTGACAGCAACAGCACAAACGCTACTTTTTACGTTAACTGCAACTCTAGCTCTGGTGATATGGTAGATTTTAACTTCACAAGAGAGGGTAAGTCTACTGCAGACTACACTGAAAATGTAGAGCTTGTAGATGGTGGTTACTATCAAAGTGTATCGTTTGACCTGTCTAGCTTCAATACTGCTTTGACAGATGGAGCTACCTATGACGTTTTTGCATACTCTGGCGGACTGCTAGTGTATAAAGATAAACTGTACTACAACAGTACAAGAGACGTAGACAACTCTAGTATAGAGGACTATGTAGAGAATACTACTAATAACGATTATATAATTCTAGACTAATGAATTTAAACCTAGTGAACTTAAGTGGCTACGATATGCCAAAGGCCATAGAGGACAAGCGCAAAGAGTGGGTTGCTTACGGAGAAGATAACGACTACTATAGATTCCTTATTGACTCTTACTTACAGTCAGCCACAAATAACGCTGCTATCCGTTCCATATCAGACCAAATATATGGAGAGGGTATCTGTATTGACGGAAAAGAAAAAGACTCTAAAGAAGTAAAAGAATTACGTTCCTTTGTAGGCCATAGAGACCTAAAGAAGATCATACTAGAACGTAAGATGTTAGGT